TCTCTGTTGTGGTGGTTGCTTTAATCCTAGAACCATTGTCAAATTCAAGTGTGTTTCTATTGTATGAATAAGCCCCTGCTCTGAGGAAGTCTGGTAGTGCTTCATAGGTGTATCTCACTCTGTTCATGATGTCTTGTGCACCTGTAAACTTGTGTGCGGCAATTAATATCTGCGAGTCTGGCACAAACATAGCATACCACACAAGATATGCCGCGGCACATGTGGTTTTGCCAGTTTGTCTGGGCAACATAGCAATTGCAAATCTATTTTGATGATAGGTATCTACCAGTCCTTCTTGATATTTGAACATTTCAAATTTCATCGATCCTTTGGTAGGATGCTGTATCATGCAGTAATGTTTGCAGAAATACAATGGTCCTGTTTTTGGATCCATGCATTTATTAAGTTCAAGTATTTGTGCTTCTGTGAACTTTATTTTGGCATGTGCCTTTTTGGTGAGGTTACCTTGTAAACTTTGTGCCATACTTGTATTTACGGAAAATTATTTTGAGTGGTTGGTAAGTGATGAACCTGAATAACCATCAGACTGTTTAAGAGCATAGCCTTTGTGGAATTGATCTTTGGCTGTGTCTTCTTCTGAAGGAACAATGTCTCCACCACCTTCTGGTTTGCCATCATCTTGTCTTGTGTCCATTAATTCTTTGAACATGGTCATGTTGTATTCATCACCAAACAATGGCTTGTCTGCAGCTGTGTCATCTTTGTATTCAGCGTCTGTGAGTTTAGGCTCATATTCTTTTTCTTCAGGCTTTATTTCTGTTGGATCTGTTGGATGTTTCACTCTGATGTGATCGCCTGCTATGCCAAATTCGTCTTTGAGCACTGATTCTAACTGTTGATAACCAATTGGATATCCAGTTTCAACATCAAATATGCTCACTTCAACATTTTTTAATCTTGTAAATTCATGTGGATGTTCTTGCACAGGAGTTGAAGCAATTTTTTTAAATTCAATTGTTTCATATTTTGTCATGTAGTTTTTAAGTTCTGCTTCAAAATTTTCTGGTAATTCACCAGCAACTTTGATGCGTGCTTGATATGTTTTTACTGCTTCTGCAAGATATTCTTTGAATGTTTTCATAGTGTATTATTTATCGTTTTTGGTGTTTTGCAGTATCTGTTTGATCAACTCATTGCGATCTGCTACTACGGTGCCTGTGCCTGTGACTGCTTCTTCTTCAGGTTTGCCGTGGTCAAGTTTCATTTTTTTAAGTTGCAGTTCAATCATTTTGAGTTTTTTGTCAACTTTTAGATTTTTGGCTGATATTGCATTGCCCATCATTGATGAAGCCACCTCCATGATTCTGCCTGCTAGACGTGGTTCTATGTTCATGCCTAGATCCATGAGATCTTGATATGCTTTGAAAGATTCCTCTGCATATGAATCAATTTCTTTGTCGTCCTCCAAGCCGTCAACTTGCGGTAATGCCGCATCAATTTTGTCTAAGTTGAACTTCTCTTGAATAATTGCATTTGCTTGAGCATCATCTTTGGAATCTTGTTCATTTTCAATCTTGTCATTGAGAGATTCTGGAGTGTCTTGATTGGACTCCAGATTGAAAAGATCTTCTAATTTTTTTGTCATGCAATGTTATTTAAAGATATCACTCTCAGTGATCACCCTAAAACGAATACCTTTGTGCTTGGCCCATTTGTTGGCAGCTTCCCATTTTGCACGATTTACAATGTAAGCCGCTTGGTTTTGTTTATTTTTGCCCACTGATTCAAGTTTGGCTTGATTGTTGGGTTTGACTTCAATTAATTCTCCTTGACGTTTGCCTGTTTTGTCTTGATACACCAAGAAAAAATCTGGCACATATATTGTGTTCTTACCGTTAAGAGGATTTCTGTATGGTATCTGTATGCTCTCAGATGCCCATTGCATGATGCCTGGATTGTTGTCGCAGAATCTCATGAATGCAAATTCCCAAGATGATCTGTACTTGGGTGTTTTTTTGCCAACATACTTGTTTGGATTTTTTGGTTGGTACAAACCTTGAGACCAACGGTTCATGCTAAGCCTTTATGTTTCTTGTGATATGACTCTGTGTGCTTCTGTCATTTTTGTAACCTAGTACAGAAGTTTTATATCTGTATGCATTGAGTATTTCAGCCACTAGTTGAGACAGTTCCAAATCTGTTGCACCTTTCAGTGTGTCCAACACTGAAAAAACGTTTGCATTGTCCACTTTGGCTTGTTTCATTAATACATAAGCAATGGATTCACTGGCTTGAACATCATAACCTTTGTTTCTAAAAAATGCAATGGCAGCATCATATTGGCCTCCATTGATCTCTGTTCTATCTTGTTCTAGCCCACTAAGGAATTGTACCATAGACTGTGTTTTAGATTGAGCACTGACACCCAAATTAGACACAGGAGTTTTTGTTTCAGCCATTGTATGTGTATCCTTTTGAACCAGTTATTGAATTCACTGACAGTCCTTGCCCTACACCTGCATCGTTGGTGTTGACTGTTGCCACAGTTTGTTCTGCAAGTGGTGCTTCAATAAATTTTTTGTATTCACTTTCTTTAACCTGGTATTGTATTTGCTTGTTGTTGATCATTGTGCTAATAACGTTTGTTGCATTATCTATATAAGAATTTTGTTCGCTTTGTGTGAGTTGACTCCAACTTGCATCAACATCATTTGGATCAATATTAGTGCTGATTCTAAAACTTACAAATTTTGCAAATTTTTCTTTTGCTTCAAAGTTGTTGCTGAGAAAAGATTTTGCTTGTTTGGAGTTCAGCACTATTTTTCCTGCTTCAACTGACGTGGGAGATTGGCCTTTGTTTGTGGCTTTGTTGTTGACACGTTTTTGTTTGATATTTTTAGGGAATGACACACCAGGTTTGGATGTTGCTCCAATGTTGTTAGTTCCAGATCTAATTGCATCTTTGGCAATGCCTATGATCTCTTCATCTATTCCCCTCACTGCTTTGCCTGATTTAATTTTTCCATATGTATTAAGTGCAGACAGACCAGCACCTAGTATGTTGCCGGAAGAAAGCAAACTGATTGTGTTTGTGATTCCGCCCAGCACACCAAACACAGTGTCACCCCCAGTGCCGTTGGGTGATGGTGTTTTGTCATAATGAAACTGTGCAAAGCCTTGTGGATCCACACCAATTTCACCATTACGCATCAACACGCCTGAATATGAAATTGAAAAAGCATGTTCGTTTAGACCAGCTCCATCAGTTTGGTCCATTGAACCATTTGACCAATCATTGATGATTGGATTCATCATTTTGTATTCAGTGAACAGTCCTCTGCTCAATTGGAATATTGAAATTGAATTAAAAAATTTTTCGTTGTTGCCTGTGTCCAATCCAAATCTGAAACTGCCATATCCGTTGGGTGATGTGTAGCCTGCTTTGTATCTGGTTTCAGACTGATTTGTATCAACAATATAGTGTTGGTAGTATGACTTCCAAAATGCTGTGGCAACATCGCCCATGTCATCATGCAACACAATTGATACAGGCTGATACTGGATGCCTGTTTGTACATAGTCTTTGAAATTGTACTTGTTTTTTTGTTCAACATTAAAATTATAAGATGGCAAGTCACAGCGTTTGACAATCATGCCCAGTTCTAACTGTTCATTTTGATTAATTGACTTACCCACAGCCAGTGGATTGATATCAAACACCACATGATATAAAAATCTATTTTTTGGTGCAAGTCTAAATGATTGATCTGTGTACAATCTGGCCGCATGCTGAAAGTCTCGCATGGTGTCACCACCAATTAATTGTTTTAGAAAGTTGTTACGCCAGTTCATATGTAATATTTATGGCATCAAAATCGTGCCAGTTTTAAACTGCGAAACGTTAAAGTTTGAGTTGAGTATTAAGCGCCGGTAGCTGCTGTTGAAACTGCTCTTGCTACTGCTGTGCCAATACCAGTACCTCTTGGTGTTTGGATTGCATTGTCATATCTAATAGACATTGTAATCTGCACTGGTTCTGATGTTGCATAAGCAAGTGTGCCATACTGCACGTTGTCTAGGTAACAGCCATACAGTTCATATGTTTCTAACACAGTTGGAGTGTTGGCTCCGTTGCCACCATCAAGCATTTCAATTCTGCCTGTGAACTTGTAGTCTTGTCCTGATGCCGCACTTGACTGTTCAAAGAAGTCAAATTGTTTCTGCAACTGTTCGCCAACAAGTTTTGTAACTTCGTTGTTGACATCGTCTCTGACATTCAATGTGATAGGATCCCATGTGTGTTTGCCTGCCATGTACACTCTTGAGTTGTATGCATCAAGTGTGATTTGATCAAATGTTATGTTTGGACGAGTTACATCCACGACCTGTTTGGTGAGCTCGGATCTAGGAGTAGACACACCAAAGTTCTCAAGCACAATTCTAAACCTATACTGTAGTTTAGGCATTAATAGGCCTTGTGAGCCTGATGATTGATCACTTGCTAGTGGTACTGTAAATTTTGATAGTGTTGATACTGCCATTTCTTTTTCTCCTAGTATGAATATTTACTATTCATTTGTCCTTTCGTCAACTTGTACCTTTAAAGGCCTTGAGCTGCTATTTCTCCTGTGTTCTTCAATCTAACTGGTATGAATATAAATTCAACTGCTTTGACTGGCTCAATTGCAACATCGACATACAGTTCGTTTCTGTCAATTCTTGCTGGTGTGTTGTTTGATTCATCACACACTACAGCAAAGTCGAACAGTGCTCTTTGTGCTGTCAATTCTAACAAGAATGATTCAATTGACTGTTTTATCTCATTTCTTGTCAATGCATCATTCGGCTCAAAGATAAATGGTCTTGCAATTTTGTCTAATTGTAGTCTTGTAAACGCAACCAATCTTGCAACATTAACTCTGTCAAGTGCTGATGCTGTAAGTTGTCTTGTCTTTTGCCCAAATGCTACAAGTCCAGACCCTGTTACAAAAGATATTGGATTAATGTTCACTGATTGTAATGAATCTCTTAATCCTTCTGCTACTGCTGTGGTTTCAAATTCACCTTCTGAGTTGATGAAACCAACTGATGAAGCATTGTCTATTGCACCACGTCTTATGCCTGCTGGTGCAAACCATGGAAATGCAACTTGATCATTGGATGCAATTGTTCTCAACATCATGTGTGATGGTGGAACTGCCACTGATTCTCCTGCTAGATCTGTTGTGAATCCTGATGGATAGTACACACCTGTGAATGAATTTGTTGTTAATAATCCGTCTTCACCGTTGTCGGCAGCCCCTGCTGTGTTATTAGCATAGTTTGTGACTGCTGTTGAGTTTGGTTCAAGTCTGAACGGAGTGTCGCCTACCACAAATGCAGTTTCTTTTCTGTCTGCATTAAGTGTCTCTAGATTTGTTATAAGTTCTGGGTAACCAGGAGCTGCTAACAAGTTGAACTCTCTTTGCTCTTCTCTTAGTGCTGTGGTTGATTCTACACTTGATTTCAATGCTTCAACAATTACATTTCTCTGTGCTTTTCTGCCCATGAAAGGTGATCCATCTGTTTTTAATCCAGATGCATTAACCCAAGCATCCTTTTCAGTTGGAAGTGTTGGATACACAGTTGTTGATGAAAAGTTTGTTCTTGAAAAATAGTTCTTTACAAACTTTTTGACAGCATAACCTGATCTTCTCAAGTTAAATCCAAGCATACCTTTTGGATACAGTGCTGGCTCTGGTTTGTCAATGTCAAGATATGTAGATGTCAACAAGTCAGTGATCAATGTTTCTTCGCTGATGATATCTTTTGTACCATCTGAATGATAACGGAAGTCAGCAAATAAAACACCATCTTGTGATGTTTGGTCTGTGTTATCAATTGACACAAACTTTTGTCCATCTGGTTGTGATGAATCATATCTGTATAAATCTGGATACTCTTCTAGATCCGCTGTGCTTAACCAAATGTCTCCATCAACAAGTGCTGTGCCATCTGATTGTGTTGTTGGCTCTGATGCTGAAACAATAGGACCATTTGGATCTGTTTGTGATAGATCAAATCCTCTAGCATCTGATGATACATTTTGATAACCGTCCCACGTTGTGCCGTTGTGTATCAAGATATCAACTTCGTCTACTGTTGTGTGATACCATAATTGGTTGTCTGCTGGATCTTTGGTTGGTTCATTCACACTCTGTATTGCTGTGAATGTTGTGCCTGAGTCTGGTGTGTTCTCAACTGGAGTCCAATTAGATGCTAAGAAAGCAAAAGTTCTATTGGCTTCTGTTTGATCATCTGATGATGAAAAGTCATCTTTGTCGCCTGCTGGTGCAACATATAGGTTTGCAATTTTGTCTGTTGAAAGATCTGAGTTGCCACCGTATGCATTTGCATTGCCAGCTGCAAAACCTAAGTCTGCCATTGCAGTTCCGTTGGTGTCTGTGAAATAGATGTTGCCACCCAGTGCATGTGACACAGTTATTCTTTTGGTTGTTGCATCATATGAAGCACTAATGTGTTGGAATCCTGCAGCTGATATGGCCGCAACAAAATCATCTGCATCGTCGCCACCAATTGATACTGTCTTGGTGTTTAATTTATTTGCCGCTGTGTTTGCAGTAGCATCTGGATTAAGAATGGTTTCTGCCATTCTAATTGTGTCACCACTGTCTACAGCAGCTGTCTTGGTTGCAATTTTATCTGAAACAATTTGAGTTGTTGCTCCAGTACCTGCTGATCTTTGAAAAGCAACATAGTCAATCACTTCACCTGAGTCAGTTGTTGAATCGTCCCATTCTGATTCACCAATGTTTACTTGCACGAATACATCGTTGGTGGTTAAGTTTTGACCGCCACCTAGTTTGTCTAACTGTTGAAGTGCTTGTTCTTGTGTGATAAACACAGGAGCACTAACACTTTCAAATTGTCCTGCTGTGTCGGAATATTTTTTTAATGCAATGTTAGCACCACCGTTTGGCTCAGTGGTTTGAATAAACACAGATCCTGATGGTCTTGGTGATGTGTCACTAGTTCTAAATCCGTGGTCTTCAGTGTGTTGTCCTATGAACACTTTTGGTATTTCGTATCTTCCTGCTGTGATACCCAATAGTGTAAGTCCTTGTATAGCGGAGTCGTCCACGTTGTTAAGAATAATTGTGCTGGCTTCTGCTGTTGTAGATGAATCATCACCAGTTGCAGCTGCAATACCGTATATTTCTAATCTGCCATCCACTGCCGCAGCTTGTACACCTGACATTCCGCCTGCGTTGATAGCGGCAGCCGCTGTGGCCACTGTTTGACCAAGCACGATCTCTACACCATTGACGCTAATTGTTGCATCACTCAGTGCTGGATTTGTGGTTGTGCCTTTGATAGTTGGGTGTGCTGATGACCAAGAAGCATCCTTTGTTGCGGAGTCTGATGATCCAACTTGTACCCATGTGTTTGAACGTGTTTTGTAGTATAATCTGTTGAATGGATTTGTTGCCACTACAGCATAATCACCAATTGAACCTTTGGTTGATTTTGGTGCGTTGCCTGTGACATCATCTGTTGATGTGATGTAAATTGGTGTCTTCACTGTGAATGACTGTGTGCCTTCACTCCACTCTTTGATTCCAAAGGATGATGAAGCAAGATCCAACCAGTAAAATCCGTCATTAGGTCTACCACCAGGTGCGCCTGCTGTTCCGGATAATTCTGCTGTGTCTACATTGGCTCTGATCACAAAGGCTCTGTTTGCGATGCCCAAGAAGGAGTAAGCGGCTTGGAGACCGTATTCATTCAATTCAGATCCCTGAATTGGAGTGCCTGATGCGTCAGTCACAAAATCTGGATCACCGAAAGTCTGTGTTAATTCTCTCTGTGATGATATTAGAAAAATTTCGTTTGCGTTTGTTGACAGTGTACCGGCAGCTGTGCCTGTGCCTGTACCTGATGTTTTGTCTTGTGCAGTTGCAACTACTACTAGTGGAACTGCTCCTGGTATACCGGGGACGTAAAATGATTCGTCTACTACGGTAACCTCTACTCCTGGTGATATTAAAGCCATTTGTCGTTTACTCCTTGTTGCAAATATTTACCACTCATGGGCTGATTATTACAATCGATTTAAAGAGTGCTAAAAAGGTGTGCATAAATATATGCGTGCTTAATGGCAATGGAACAAAGCGACCTTTGTGTCAAGAATGTAATAGTAGGCCAGCTGCCTACAACTATCGACGTGGCGACAAAGTGTACTATCGAAAAAAATGTGATGCATGTATTCGCAGGTCATCATCATCAACTATCAGCACTCCTGCTTGGCAACGTTCTGGATATCACAAACAAACACATTGTGAAATGTGCGGCTTCACTGCACAACATCCTCATCAACTTGATGTTCACTATCTTGATGGCAACATGACCAACAACAATCAGAGCAATTTAAAAACAGTGTGTGCTAATTGCAACAGATTGATACATGTTAAAAAACAAGGTTGGCGTCAAGGTGATCTTACTGCTGATCAGTGATGCAATCAACTATCTTTTGATGCAATTTGCCCATTGAGGCATTGTTTTCAATCACACGATCAAATGAAGAATTTGCCCATGCCCATTCTGATGCATGAATTTCTTTTGGCTCTATGCCGTTGATCTTGTAATCATCAAACCATTGAGGATTTTGACCTCTTTGGATACACCACACTTGCCCACCAACAGATTTAATCATATCCACTTCGTTGGGAAACCGTGTGTCCGGTATTACCCAATTGATTGTAGGATTTTCCTGAATTTTCTTTTTGACTAAACTTACCCATATGCCATCATAAAATCCTTGTCTCATGCATTCAGTGCCAAACACTTGTAACACATATCTAGGAGTGATTAAACTGTCCAACTCATTGCTCCAAAATGCATCTGGTCTTTCTCGCCAATCTCTTGATTGTGGAGTAACACCTTCCAGCATTTGTCTTGGCCAGTCAAACATCTCTGCCACAGCATCTTTTAATTTGTCTGCAAATGATATCTTTTGAAAATTATGTTGATCAATGAGATGGTCAGCAACAGTACCTTTGCCTGAACCGATTAGTCCGCATATGCCTATGATCATTAAAACGATTATATAGAAAAATTATCCTATTGTAAAGGACAAAGGTGTGCCACCTTCTGCGTAGTTGCCAATTTCTTGTTCAAGTTTTTGCATTTCATTGACAGCTTCGTTTTTGAGATTGTCACCGTTCAGTGTAGATCCGCCCTGTGGACCAGCAATTTGTGCAAATTTTGATCTTGCTTCGCCTAGTGTGTATTTTGAAATTGCCAGGGTGTAATCTCTAATCCATGGTTTTGCGTAGATGTCAGACAATAATATAAAGTCTGGTCTATAGTTGTACTGTTCAATTAACACCACTTCCTTGTGTCTTTGTCTTCTGAATATGTTCAATCTTCTTGTGGGTTGATCAAATTTGAAATTTATGAATCCACCAAACATTCTTGCAACTAATTCTTGATAACCTGCAAACATATCATATGTTGCCAATCCGCCAATCCTGCCTGTTTGTAGCAAATACACATTGGTGTAGGCTAATTCAAAAGGATCAAATGCAGTGCCGCCTTCAGATGATGATGCTCCTCCCACTGTTCGTCTGTATATTCTTGACACATTGATCACTTCTGCTGGTAGAGTGTATTGTGTTTGATTTTCTCTTAGTTCAAGAAATCCATAGGATTCTTCCACAGAGTTTGAGGATCTCTGTCTAAATTTGTCTACAGCAGTGACAAACGCATTGTTTATGTGTTTGGTATCTAATTCAACTTCAATCATACCGTCGCCTAGTCTTGTTTTGACGTAATCAAATATCTCTTGCTTGGCTGAGTTGATCTGTGAATCTGTTGCTTGTGTTTGAGCAGTGTCTGGCATCACATGTATTTATAGTGCCATAAATATACAAAATGCCAAGACTATCTCTATTCAAGCCTGAAAAAGGAAATGATTTCGCCTTCATGGATCGCAACATTTCTGAAATGTTTCAAATAGGTGGTACAGATGCCTATATCCACAAGTATGTTTCGCCAAATGATCAAGGTGAAACCAATGATGCAACTCAGCCACAACGATCAGGAGATTCGCTGGACGAATTGGCCATCCAAGACATGCTGTTCCTTGAAAACAGAGATCGCAAATATGAATCCGATGTGTATCATACTCGTGTGATTTATAATGTGTCTGACATCGATTTTGATCTAAGTCAGTTTGGTTTGTTTTTACAAAATGATCAATTGTTCATGACATTTCACATCAGAGATATTGTTGATGCATTGGGCAGAAAAATCATGGCAGGTGATGTGATTGAATTGCCGCATCTCAAAGATGATTATTCTTTGGATACCACAGACACTGAAACACTCAAAAGATATTATGTGGTTGAAGATGTCAACAGAGCGGCAGAAGGATTTTCAAAAACATGGTGGCCTCATCTGTACAGAGTGAGAGTCAAAGGCATCACTGATGCACAAGAGTTTAGGGATATTCTAGGCAATGCAGATGAAAACACATCTCAAAAAACACGAGACAAAGATTTAGAAATAAACCAAGCAGTGATTGACCAAGCAGAATCAGATGCACCACAGTCAGGTTACAACACCAAACAGTTGCATGTGATGCCAACAGATGAAGAAGGCAAAGTTGCACTGGTCACTGTGGACGATGACATGACCACAGACACTGGTCACATCAATGTGGACAAAGTTTATCAAACACCTAAAGCCAATGGTTACCTTGAAGGATATCTCACAGGTGATGCTATTCCTGCCAATGGTGAAACCTACACAGCGGCAACTACATTTCCAAGCAATCCTGTGGAAGGAATGTTTGTGTTGCGAACAGACTATTCACCCAACAGACTGTTTAGATTTGATGGCAGAAGATTTGTAAAAATAGAGGACAATGTAAGACAGACCATGACACAAACAAACACAAGAAACACACAAAAGACCTCCTTCATTAACAACACCAATACAACAACTCTTGCTGATGGATCCTCTACCACACCTGAAAAAGTTGCACTGAGTAAATTGTTGAAACCACAGGCG